GTAGATGAAGCTCTTATCGATCTGTTTTCCACGTTTATTGGTAACGCCATGATCGGCGAGTTCATGAGCTAGCTTGGTTGCTGAACCCAGTTCGACAAATCGCTTGAAGATGTGACGAACAACCTGCGCCTCAGCCTCGTTCACGATCAGCTTCCGGTTCTGGACGTCATAGCCAAACGGGACGTAACCGCCCATCCACATGCCACGCTTTCGGGAAGCGGAAAACTTATCTCGAATGCGCTCGCCAATCACCTCACGCTCGAACTGAGCAAAGCTCAGCAAGATATTCAGCGTCAGACGGCCCATGGACGTTGTCGTATTGAACGACTGCGTCACGGACACGAATGTCACGTTGTGGCGGTCCAAGATTTCAACGAGTCTGGCAAAATCCATCAGGGAGCGACTGAGGCGGTCGATCTTATAGACCACGATCACGTCGACGAGTCCTACCTCAACGTCACTCAGCAAGCGCTGGAGGGCTGGACGATCCAGTGTGCCACCAGAGAATCCGCCGTCATCATAGGGCTCGCGGATTGAAACCCATCCTTCAGCTTTCTGGCTCGTGACATAGGCCAAGCATGCCTCTCTCTGAGCATCGAGAGAGTTGAACTCCATGTCGAGGCCTTCCTCCGTTGATTTGCGCGTATAGATCGCGCAGCGGCGACGAAGGATTTCTTTGCGATCTGGGGGCGAGCTCATGCAGCGCCCCTCTTGCTTGAGAGGCCAAAGAATCTGAACCCGTTCCATGTCGTGCCGGTAATCGCTTTGGCGATGGCCGAAAGGGATTTGAACTTGCGGGAATCCCATTCATATCCATCGTGCAAGATCGTCACGACATGCTCAGTTCCATCCCATTCGCGGATGAGCCGCGTGCCAGGCATCGGATTGCGAGGATCTTCTGCCATAGCCTTTCGGATGGTCTTGCCCTCGATCTCATCTGCCAAAGCGTCGAGGGTGCGGCGGGTATGTTTCGACAGGCCGCCGTATGAGAGCTCTTGAATTCGATAGCCGATCCGTAGCTCAAGAAACTGCCTGCTATTGTTAGGCGCTGTCGTGTGGAAGAGTTCTTTCCATTTCGCTTTTAGCTCATTCACCGACATGGTTTTGAGCTTAGCCAATTGAGCCAAGACAGATTGATCGGTGCTACGATCTATTCCGGGCTTTGGTAAGACATCCGTTTGCATTTGTGGTCTGTGTCGCATTTCATCACCTCAGCGGCTGCGTAGTTTGCGACGTGCAATACCGCTCTTCAGAGGCGAGAAGTCGACTAAACTGTCTCGAAAATTCGAAGATAAATCACTGGAGTTTTCAGATAGAATACGCTTGAGACCTGCGCAGAGGATCGACGCAACCTCTTTGCGTATCTCATCAGATTGTAAGCTTTCATTGCCGAGATGGGATTGAGGATTGTTCATAGAGACCGTTCGCTTACAGGTGTTTCGATAAGCAGTTTCCTGATCCCAACGAGTGACGGCAAGTGCTAGAGCGATGCAGATCTAACTGCAGCGAATGCCCGCGAAATGATGAGAAAAATCGATCTGTGGAAAGATTTTTCGCGCAAGATTTCAGATCTCTCTCGCAAACCAACGAATGCGCCCAACGATGTTGGTCTCATCAATCAATCGCTCATAGGGCGGGTAATGAGCATTGTCGGACACGATCCTGACTTTCGGCGGATCGCTGTTTGGGATGTATTCCAATCTCTTCGCGACGAGTCCCATGCCGTCGTAGAGCACGAAGATGCCGGGAGGTGTGGGTGAACGGCGACTGGTGTCGACCAGAACGACGTCGCCGCCGCTCAATGTCGGGCTCATGCTGTCACCCTCGACATGCATGATGCGCAGATTGGCGGGTTCGGTTTTCAGGCCGCGTTTGATCCATGATTTCTGGAAGTGATAGGGGCGGCCGTAATCAGGCTCCATCTCGATGTGGTTCCCCCCACCCATGGAGGGGCGGACGTTCACATAAGGGACGGCAACGAAGGCCTGGTCCGGATGCTCCAAAATGGGGGATTCCCCCTCGACATCCCCAAGTCCGTGCAGCAGCCAATTGCGATCGACCTTGAGGGCGCCTGCGACTCGGTCCAGTCTTTCCAGGTTCGGATTTTCCGATTTCCCTCGGACGATATCGTAGATGAACGACCGGTTGACCCCGGCGATCTCCGCGATTTGGGCTGCCGTGAGACCTAATTGCTGCGACCTGGCTTTGATCCGGTCGGCAAGACTGAATGTCATTGGCGGATCGTCCTCTGTTGAAAGCGTGGATTGTGGATCGAATTGGACATAACAGGATTGATTCATCCGCGTCAAGGAAATAGAACGAAAAGTGAACAGAAAACCGAGATCGCCCAGACAGGAGCGCGGCGGGTATGTCGATGATCGAGAAAGAGTATTTCACCCTTGGGGAGGTGGTAGAGGCGACGGGCATCCCTTGGACGGATGTCACTTACCTCGCCGAGAACGGGCATGTTCGCCTCTCTGTCCTCGTTTTCCATCTGGCGGTCGACTGCGGCTATTGCGAGCAGATCTCGGAGGATGATTGGGACCATTTCCCCTATGAGGAGCCGAGCAGCCTCACGGGGCTTGCGGATCTGAGCGATCGAGACGCGCATTTGATCCTGAAAAACGGGTCGACTGTCGTTGAGCATTTCAAAGCGAAGCACAACGAGTATTGCAGTGTTGCCGAGCGCGCACGGCCTCAGACCTTCAAGAAAGAAGACCTTCTTTTGCGGCGATCTGAGCGCCTGCGCCTCGAATCGCTCATCAAAACGAAGCGCTCATCACGGGACGACGAGCAATTCACTCATAACACCGACTATCGTGAAGTGCAGCTCAATGGTCATGCAATCAGCCTAGGCCCAATTCAAGCAGCAGTCATAAGACAACTACACGCTGCTTATCTCGCCGGCGACCCTTGGAAAAACGGCAAACAGCTCCTGCAAGTCGCGGGCTCTGTCAGCAATCGCATCAATGACGTTTTCAAATCCAAGAAGGGGGATGCGCAGAAGCTCATCCAATCGAACGGTCGTGGCCTCTATCGGCTTGCCATTTCAGACGTTGCCCCATCCCCCTCCAAGCGCCCGAAAAAGTAAGGGGCGAGGGATATTGGCTCCCCTTCATCCCCTCCCGATCCCTCATCCATCCTACCGCAGCGCTACGCAGGAACACTCTTTTATCCATCAATGATCCTGTCATTGTCCTGACGACAGGAACACGCAGGAACGCCATCCTCTCCGCAGGTCTTGTAAGAAACCTCGGAGAACCCGAATGGATACCCGCCATCTTTCCCAGATCGAGCTTGCCGCTCGCTGGCATCTATCCCCCCGCACTTTGGAGCGCTGGCGCTTCTCGGGCGAAGGCCCTCGCTTCGTCAAATTGGGCGGGCGCGTCGTCTACCGCCTCGAGGACGTCGAAGCCTATGAGGCCGATCAGGTCCGCCAGATGACACCCGGCGTCAGCCGGAAAACCGGTTGAGGCCCGCCATGACCCTCCTCAACCAACTCACCCTCGACGCCGTGATGCGTCTGCCCATCGGGGATCTCGTTGATCTCCCGGCTGAAGAACTCGCCCGCCTCCAAACGGAAGCCGATGACAATCTGCGCCGCGCCAAAGCACTCGTTGCCTGGCTCGATAGCGCACTCCTCATGAAATATGCCGAGCGCGCCAAGGCGGCACGCGCAGATGCTGAAAAGGATTTCGGCACGGCCCGTTTCACGGATGGCGATGTGACGATCGTCTCCGAACTCCCCAAGCGTGTCGATTGGGATCAGCACGAGCTTGGCGCACTCGTCGAGCGCATCAAGTCTGAAGGCGATGATCCTCGCGAATATGTCGAGGTGAGCCTCAAGGTTTCTGAGCGCAAATATAATTCTTGGCCGCTCCACATTCGCACGCTTTTTGAACCTGCGCGCACTGTGCGTCCCGGCGCTCAAAGCTTCCGCCTGATCCTTGATAAGGAGGGCATGTGATGAGCCTTCCTCTCATTCTGGCGGATCAGCGTCTTGCTGAGCGGCGCGGCATCAAAGCCGCCATCTTCGGAAAATCCGGCATTGGCAAAACCTCGCTGCTCTGGACGCTCAATCCTGACACCACCCTTTTCTTCGATCTCGAAGCAGGGGATCTCGCAATCGAGGGATGGAACGGTGACACCATCCGTCCACGCACTTGGGAAGAGTGTCGTGACTTTGCAGTCTTCATCGGCGGCCCAAATCCTGCCATTCCCGATGGCCGCCCTTATAGCCAGCGTCACTACAATGAAGCTGTCGCCAAATATGGCGATCCGCGCTCAATCGAAAAATATGCGTCGATCTTTGTCGACTCGATCA